TCAAGAATATCTAAACTCACTCGAGGTATTAAAAATGGAAGTTCCACACGTTAAATTAGGAACAGTAATAATTCACACCCAAGAACCTCCAACAATGGAAGGTTTTAAATATTTTGGTTCTAACTACTTTGAAATCAAAGGCAAAGATAGTATTACATTATCTAATTATATTGAGAATAGATCTAATAGTTATGATGATTATTACGTAATCGTTACACGCATAAAGGACTATATTTATAAACATAACTTTAGCAGAGCAGCTGTCGGAATATATAAAGAAAGTTTAATTGCCAAACAATTAGGATTAAGCGAAAAAATAATTCAAACAGTATTCACTGAACAACCATTATTCCCTGATAGGCGAATCCCAAAATTAGATGTTTCTCAGAACCACAGCGATTGATAAAATACTTGAATTAACTAAATTTGTCAAAGGCATTCAAGGAGGCACGAGTGCGGGAAAGACATTTGGTATATTACCTATCTTAATAGATGATGCTGCAGAATATCCTTTAACCGAAACAAGTGTTGTTGCTGAATCTATTCCACATTTAAAGAGGGGTGCAATCAAAGACTTTAAAAAGATAATGGTAGAAACCAAACGTTGGCAAGATGATAGGTGGAATGGTACCGACTTTAAATATACATTTGCTAATCAATCGGTTATTGAGTTCTTTAGTGCTGATAGTGATTCGAAATTAAGGGGTGCAAGGCGTGATTATCTATACATGAATGAGTGCAATAATATGACCTTACACTCTTATACTGAATTAGCAGCTCGAACAAAGAAGGGTATTTATTTAGATTGGAATCCTGTTAACGAGTTTTGGTTTCACAAAGAATTAAAGGGTGATCATGATGTCGACTTTTTAACTATCAATTATTTAGATAACGAAGCGTGTCCTGAAAGTGCATTAAACTTTATATTAAAAGCTAAAGAAAAAGCAAAGACTAGTAAACATTGGGATAACTGGTATAAGGTTTATGGCTTAGGGCAAATAGGTACGTTACAAGGAACAGTCTTTGAAAATTGGTCTATTGCTCCCTCAATACCAAAGGATGCTGAATTGATTGCTTATTCTTTAGATTGGGGTTACTCGAATGACCCTACAGCATTAGTAGCTTGTTATAAGTCGGGACAACAATATTACTTCGATGAATTGATATATCAAACTAAACTAACTAACAGCGATATTATAGACAAATTAATTAAACTCGGAGTGTCTGAGTATTCAGATATCATAGCAGATAGTGCAGAACCAAAGTCAATAGAAGATTTAAGGCGAAGGGGTTTCTCAGTAAGTCCAGCAAAGAAAGGGCCTGATAGTATACGTGCTTCAATATCTTTATTGCAAGAAATTCATTTTAAGGTAACTGAGAATAGCACGAACTTAATTAAGGAACTTAGAAACTATTGTTGGGATGTTGATAGGGATGGAAATAAAATGCAGAATCCTGTAGATGACAATAACCATGCTATTGATGCAATTAGATATTTGGCAATGAATAAGTTAAGTTCGTTATCGGACTGGATGGACTTTGAGTAGATGGCTACAAATTGTAACCAACTGATTTGAATAATGAATATAAATCCTAACCAATGGTTCGGAAAACAAAAGTAAAATTTTAAACGTTATATATATATGATTCCAACAAATGTAAACAATTTAACTATTAAGGAGTTTATCGAATACGAAAACATAAGAACTTCGAGTTTAGAAAACATTGATAAAATTATTCAGATAGCTTCTAGCTTTACTGACATTTCGGTATCGGAATATGAGAATATGTCTTTTAACGAACTTGAAAAAGTAAAGCATAAAGTATTACTACTAATTAATTCAAAGCCAAACACAAGGTTAAAGAATACGTTTTGGCACGATGGCACCAGGTATAAAGCTTGTAAAGATGAAAAGGATTTTAAGACAAATCAATATACTGCATTAAAGCAATATGAAACCGATGTAATTAATAACCTTCATAAAATATTAGCTTTGATATATGTTAAGTGTCCTGTATTAACTAAGTATAAATTTAACTCAGATAACGTAGAACAAATAGGTGATGTTATTTATAATTATGGAAAGGTGGGTGATGTCTATGGGACACTTTTTTTTTACTCGAACAGGTCCGAAAAATTGAAAGCGGATTTGTTGAACTCTTTGGAGGAGGTGCAGAAGGAGATAGCGATTCACATGGAGGAAGTGAACAGGGAGTTAAATCTTTCAGAAGAGAATATGGTTGGTACTTTATAATCGATTCGATAACAGGTGGCGATCCTTTTAAAGAAGATGAATTAATGGAGTGGTCGATTGCAAGGTTTTTAAATCGAATACAATACATGAAGCATAAAGCGGAGAGTGAACAATTTGCACAAAGTATAAATGAATGAAGTTGAAAAAATATTAGAAGCTTTCGGTACTAAGGTCGTAGAAGATTTGCGTAAAAGCTTATCGGAGAAACTACAGGCAAGGGCAGCAAGGTATCAAAGTAAATATAATAGCGGTTCATCTAATCCTGGTGATAGTGCTTTAGGTGCTTCAATTAAATATAGGATAGTAGATTCATCTGATGGAATTAAACTAAACGTTTTATTAAATGATTATTGGGAAGCGGTTGATACTGGAAGAAAGCCAGCTGGAGTTCTTAAAGAAGCAAAGATTGACAAATGGATTAAGAAACGTAATATAATATCTAGTTTTATAAAGAGTAATTTAGAAGATAGGATTGAAAATCAAAATAGAAGAAATAAAACTAATCGTGAAACAAAGGTATTGCAGAAATTATCTTTTGCTGAAGCTTTAAAAGCAATGGACTTTTTAGTACGTAGAAAATTACAAAATAAAGGATATGAAGGCAATTATTTTTTTAACGAAGTAATGGAAGATGGAAGACAAGAGAAATTAATAGTTGATATAAGAACAGCATTAAAAAAAGATGTAGAAATAATTTTAAAAACAAATTTAGAAATAAAAACATATGGTGAAAGTGGGATACGATAGTAATGAATATAAAAATAATAATTAAGACAAATAGATATGGCGATAACAATACATAGTGAACCAAACGATGCTCCTTATTCAGGGTACATTCCAAGTTATAATAATCAATGGTTCGTGGCTTCGAGTTCACAAACAGCTTCAGCTAACTTTAAATATACAGTTGTTGTAACTGATATGATTTCAAGTAATACAATTACTGAAAGTTACTCGGCTGATCCTAGTGGTAATATACAATTCGATGCTTCAAAGTTTAGCGAACTATTAATGACTAATTATATTCCGATAAATACTTCTGATTTTCAACTCAATCCAAGTATAAGATTAATGCGAGTAAATATTGGTGAAACATACGGGAGCACACCAACTTATTATACAGGAACTGATATTGATTATTATGTATGGAATGGTAGTTTAGAACTATTAACTTTCTCGCAATATGATAAAGATAGTTATGTGTTTAAATTATTTAATAGCACATCGCCTTATAATTATGATAATCCTATTTTGTTATCGGACTTAGCAAATGATATTACTTATGAAGATAGAAGTAACTATTTATACTGGATGGTACAAGAGGGTAATACTGATTTACCTAAGATAACAGTTGTTGCTTATGATGCAAGTGGTACACAATTAACAACTAACGATATAACAAATACTTATAATAGCTCAGGAACTTATACTGATAATATGGTTTGTATTGATGTTGGTAAAAAAGGAATAGATGCAATAGACCCTACTTGGTTATCAGGTGCAGCTTATTATGATATTGTTGCTCCAGTTAGTGTTGAACTTCCTTATAATGCACCAACTATTAATTATGCTTATGCTCCGATAAAAAGATATACAATAAAATGCAGTCCACGATTTGATATTTATACACTTCATTACTTATCGACTACAGGAGCTTATGAAACTTTACATTGCAGCAAGGTATCGGAACTAAATTCAACTAAAACAAGCACAACTTTTAAACGCTCACCTTGGACCAATGTAAGTAATGTAATGACTTTAGATTATTCGGTAGCTGTAGAACAACCAACTATTATAAACGTTCAAAATGGATTAAGGTTAAATAGCGACTGGGTTACGAATGCAGAATTAATAAAGTATAAAGATTTGTTTAGTTCACCTGATGTTAAATTAGATTTAGGTTCTGCTCAGGGTTATGCATCGGTAAAGGTAACTAATGGAACTTATGTCTCTAAGAACAACGATAAGCTAAGAAACTTAACTTTTGATTTATTATTTACTCACAATAACCAAAGACAAAAAGGATGAACGATATAAGGATTTTATTATATACACAAGACCCAACTCCGATTGAATACGATGTTAGTTATATTGATGAGATACCAATTAGCTTTAACTTTTTAATATCGGACATAAGAAATCCTGATAAAAAGAATGCAAGTTTTTCAAAGACAATAACCTTTCCTGGAACTAAAGAAATAAATAGATTCTTTGAATTAATATGGAAGTCAAACGTTGCTTTAAATTATTTCAATCCTAATAAGAAATGCGATATCTATTATTATGTTAATGGAGTTCTACAGTTTAAAGGGGATTTACAATTAATCAAAATTAACGTTGATGATGTAAGCGGTGAGGTTGTTTATGAAACTAGCTGCAAGGGAACTATTGGAAACGTATTTACAAAGATAGGCGATGGATTGTTATCGGATTTAGATTTTAGTAAATACAATCATGATTTAACTTTTAACAACGTAACTAATAGTTGGGCCACTTCAATACAAGTAAATGGTTCTCCTGTTGCATTTGCATTAGGTAATGGTTATGTATATCCGCTTATAAATTATGGTAAGATATCAACAATAACTAATTTTGCAGCAGAAACCGATTTCAATATAAAGTTCTTTAGACCCGCATTATATAAAAAAACAATCTTAGACACAATATTCTCTGATGCTGGTTATACCTATACATCAACGTTTTTTAATTCAGCATTTTACAAAAGACAAATTATTCCTTCAACAAATGATAAGTATGATAAGTCTCAATATCAATTATCACAAAATCAATTCTATGCTGGTTTAACAACAAATACTTTAACTACTCACGTTTTTTCAGCAGCAAATGTTTCATCATATTGGTACGCTTATTATGGTACAGCTTCGCCCCCATTTTATCAAACTATATTATTTAACAATACAAGTACAGCTCCATATAACGATGCTGGTAGCCATTATAGTTCGGGAACTGGTTTCTTTACACAATCAAGTGTTATTAACTATACAGCTGGGTCAAACCTTATATTTGATTTAAAGATAACAGCAAGTAATACAGCTGCATATTATGCTAATATAACTGATATAGATGTTTATATAAAAATAGAAGGTGCTCCAGCTGTAATTAATAGTTATAAATTTCAAGGTCAGTATTTAGTTGGAACGAATGCAAATAATAATATAACAGTAATTTCCCCATCTACAACAGTTGCACCTGGTGGGCCTTTATTTGTTCAATTTGGTATTACTAATATTAAATATCAATTAACAGAAATCAATGGAACGACTTTAGTAAATAGTGGAACCTCAACTGTAACTTGTGATATAAAACCTGGCTCTGATTTTTATGCTAATTACGAAAATCAACAAATAGTTGAGGGCGATTTAGTAGACTTGAATAATGTTTTACCTAATAATATAAAACAAATAGACTGGTTAATGTCGGAGTTTAAATTGCATAATATTTATATGGTCCAGGATAAAGAGGATGAATTTAATTATTTTATTGAAGATAGAGAAAACTTTTATTCAGGAGAAATTGATTGGTCAACAAAACGTGATTATTCAATGAAGCGTGAAGTATTGCCAATAGGTGAACTTGATTTTTTACGTTATGAATTAGAATACAAAGAGGATGCCGATTATTACAATGATAAATATCAAAATGATTATAAAGAAACTTTCGGAAAACATATAGAGTATGTCGATAATGATTTTATTACTCAAACAAAAGATGTAAGTGTAATTTATTCGGGTACTCCATTAGTTGGTAATAATGTAAATGGATTAGTTATTCCTTATATTTTAAAGAATGATAACGGGGCGATAGGTCCAATAGGAGCAAACATACGATCTCTTTATTATGGCGGTTTAATTAATTTAAGTTTCGGAACCTGGAATTTATGGTATTCAAGTGGAAGTTCATCAACAACTTATTCTACTTATCCATTTGCTGGGGATTGCGATAATCCTTATAACCCTACTTTAACAATAAATTGGGACACACCACACGAAGTTTATTATACCTATCAACAAGCAACTTATACTGATAACAATTTGTATAACAGGTTTTATTCTCGAATGATAAATCAATTAACTGATAAGGATTCTAAGATTGAAAAACGGTATTATAATTT